TTCTCCCGTTCCTTCTTGGCTTTCACTAAATTAGCGTAGGTAAGTTCCAATGAGCCTCCTATCTCATGTTTGGTAGTTTCTTTCCATTTATCTGAAGATCGGTTACAAAGGAAAAACTTCTGAGCTGTTAAATTCCCTTCTACTGCTATTTTGTATAATGCATCTTCTACTACTCCTATCTGGCTCTCTACCGCTTCTTCGACATCCCTTTTAAAGCTTTTTGCAGTCTTCATCCACCTATAAAAGGTATCTCTGGTGATATTAGCTTCTGCACACGCCTTAGTCTTAGTCGCCCCATTTCTAAGGCTTTCGATAACAATTCGTTTTATTTTTCTTCTCTCTTTGTCATCCATAATGATTAATTATTCACCTCTTTAATCAGTCTAAATCCTCGGGACCTTGTCAGATTTGTCAGATTTTAAGTTGTACTTTTTAATTTAACTGCTTTTTTTCCAGTAAATTTTTCCCATCTCGCTAAGATTACTTCTCCGTATATCGGCTCTATTTCTATCGCTCGACATCTTCGTTTCATTATTTCGCAAGCGATTATTGTAGATCCTGAGCCACAAAAAGGCTCGGCTATTATTCCGTCTCGAGGGGATAGTATCTTGATATAAGGCACCAGTATTTGAATTGGTTTCTTTCCAAAAATGATATTTTCTACTCTTCCTTCACCCGTTTGTTCTGCCGACCAGATTATATGGTCAGTTATCTTAGACCATCGGGTTTTTTTCCTTTTATCCCAATAACCGTTCCCTTTCTGCCCGTAGATCATAACTTCATAAGAATCTAAAAATTTTTGGCCCCTTTCCATAAGATAGTTATCTAACTCTTCTTCATATTCTTCGTTTAATTTTACATCCTCATTATCTCCCAAAACTATTACGTCATAACGATTAGGAAAGGTTTTCTTTCCTATATATGATTGATACCTCTTTTCAGCTTTCCAAATTATCATATTTTTAATCTTCCAATATTTTTCTATCGATAACCATAATCTAACAATATTTTTCCATTTCTCAAATACCATTACATTCGAACCTTTGTTGTGTTGATATCTGATTGCTATCGATAGCCAACTATCATAGTCTTCAGGAACTTTTTTGTTGTCGACACTTAGATAGGAAAATTTCTTATGGCCAAACTTTTTTATATTGAAATAGGGTGGATCAGTAAACATAAAATCAAATCTTTCTTCTCCAAACAATTTGCTCCAGCCATTTTTATCGGTACAATCACCGATAAATAATTTATGTTCTCCTAGTCTCCATAGATCTCCGCTCTTAACTCTTTTAGCTCTTCCCTTAATGAATTCCTCTAATTCCTTATCCACATCAAATTCTTCATCGATATCCAAGCCAAAAATATCATCCAGATCTTCTCTACCGAATCCTACATCCATTAACAAGTCTTCATCTAAATTAGCTAACATGTCATAATCCCAGGATCCTAAATTCTTATTCTCTCTTAAGTTTGCCTCTCGTAATTCTTCTGGAGTTAGTCCTCTGTTGGGTATTCGTACATCAATTACTTCTTCTCCTCTATCCAACAATTGCAGTATCTTTAATCTCTGATGACCTGATACAATAACATCATCAGTGTTTACTACTGGAATCGACATTAAGTTAAAACGTTTTAAACTTTCTTCCAAGTCCTCTTTCTGTTTTTGAGTCATTTGCCGAGGATTGCCTTCGTAGGGTATTAAATTATTTATTTTACGCTTCTCGGTATGCCAGATTAGTTTTTTATTATTCATTTTCTAAAAAGCGCCTCCATATTCTCGGGCCTCATATAACTTTTCTACTATTTCGGCAATTACATTTACTGTAACTGCATTCCCTAAACACTTGAATCTTTGAATATCACTTATTCCTTCCGTCCAGTTATCAGGAAAACCCTGTAATCTTTCACATTCTACTGGGGTTATCTTACGGATTTTATTATCTTTCATTATCATAGGCAGATGACCTCCACCCTTGGAAGTCCTAATTGTTGGAGAATATTTTTTGAATTCTCTAACTGTTTTTTCCCCGAAGCCCCCATATACATTGTGTATTATTTTAAAGTCAATCCCATCCTGTCTATGAGGAGTCTCTCTGATTCCTCCGATAGGAAATACTTTTTGTCCACTTTCTCCTCTAAGATGTCCGACAATGAACACCCGTTCCCTGCTATGTGGAACTCCAAAATTCTTGCTGTTAAGCACTTCCCATTCACAGTCATACCCCAATTCTGAAAGTGAATCGAGGATAATTCTAAAAGTCTCCCCCTTTTTGTGATTAAGTAGCCCTTTGACGTTTTCAAGTAAAAGTAGAGTAGGTCTTTTAACTTTCGCAATTCTGCATATTTCAAAGAACAGAGTTCCCCGAGTATCATTGAATCCTTTCCTTTTCCCAGCAATAGAGAAAGCCTGGCAGGGAAATCCTGCGGTAAGCAGGTTGTGATCAGGAATATTTCCTGCTGAGATTTTCCTGATATCCCCTTCGACGAGTTCCTTTTCCCCAAAATTTTTTCGGTAGATTTGACAGGCATATTTATCGACTTCGTTCGCCCACAAACATTTATATTTTTCGTTCTTTTCAAGTCCAAGCCTAAAACCTCCTATACCCGCAAATAATTCGATAAACTTCAGCACAATTCCAACATCCTTATTATTATTTCAAATTAATTCCTGCTGGACTCTACTAATTCTTTTTTCTGCCATTTTTATATATTCCTGTTTTATCTCGATACCGATAAATCTCTTTCTTTGTTTTAATGCTACCAACGCGGTAGTCCCGGCTCCCATAAATGGATCTAAAACTATACCACCTTCAAAACCTGCATTACAGCCACAATCAGAATAACCAATAAATTCAGACGGATTTTCTTCCATAAATTTTTGATATACACCACCTATTGCTCTATCACCATCGCCGTCTCTTTTATTACGAGTCACTTCTGATATAAATCGTCTGTATGTCTTTATCCTTGCCTTCCCGCACTTTTTGCAAATAAATTCAGGGCAACCTGCTTTAATCGGTATTTCAATTAGATCCTCGGGATATACCGCAAAGTGGGCTTCGGGAAATGGTTTAGTCGGGATAGTCCAGACACAGCGTCGATTTCGGCCTTGTTTTGGGTTTCCCACTATTTTTGCTTCATTAAAGGCAAAACTTCCTTTCTTATTTTTATCCAGATATTTGCCTCTATATTTTTTATGCCCTTCCATAGCTCTTTTGATATCATTCGGTCTATTATCAGTCCAACTTTCAAACTGTTGTTCAAACCAATAATCGTGGCCTTTCCAAAATGAATATTTTACCTTTCTTAAACCTTTACATCGGGGGCATATCTTGCTTTTTATATTTTCCTTTTCTCCGTTACTCGCCTTAAATTGTGGACAGCCTTTCTCCTTTCTCATAATGTCCCGGGTCCTAATATTAAAATAGTTTTTGTCAGAGCAGGCGGGACAGGGTCTCCATTCCCAGTCTTTACTTTCTATTCCCTTAGTATCTAGTGGTTTTTTATCTACACATTCTAAAGTTTTTTCATTAGTCCAAAATAGAGTTTTATTGTTTTTTGTAAAGAAAAATAGATATTCAAAATCTATGGTAAACCGGTCTTTAGCGCTCGAAGGCATACAGTTTGGTTTCCACCATATTAGAGTATTTCTTTTAATCCAACCTCTATCAATCATTTCGACTGAGAATCTATAAGGTATATCCAGTAAACTTTTAGCATATTTTCTGGTAGTTTTTTGATTACCCCTAGTAGCTCCCATCTCTAAAGTCTTATATCCCAAATTTCTTGTATATTCTGTATGCCCTGAAGCGTTCCCGCTACCGCCATAAGAATCACCTAAATTTATAAAACAAGTCCCATCCTTCCTTAATACTCGTTTTACTTCATCAAAGATTTCGCATAGATGTTTTATATATAATTCAAAAGTAGGTTCAAGTCCAAGACTGCCACGCCAGGCATTGCATTTAAGACAAAACCCTGCTTTTGCATTACCAAAGCCGTGTAGATTTTTTCGGTATTGTGGATTGCCTAACGTACTACCATCTAAATTTTGCCTATTTTCGTGTAACAACTTTGAATCATATTCTCTAAAATCGTGTTTACAATCTTTATCTCCATCCCAAATAACTGGTTCGATCCCATAATCTCGAAGTCCCCAAAATGGCGGGGAGCATACACAGCAATTAACTGATTCACTAGGAATTTTCTTTAATATTTTAAGGGCATTTCCACATATCAATTTATTTATAAAATCTTCGGGATATCTCATTTATTTAAAATAAAAATGACCTAGACTCCTTCAAATTATTTTTCAATAATTCTAAAGAGCCTAGGCCATTAACCTAACTTTTAGACATTATATTATTTAATTTTCTTATTAGATTTTATCAAATTAAGTGATTTCTGTCAAAGAAGAAGAATCAGTCCATTCTTACTCCTTTTATTCCCATCCGGGAATTAACGCGCTATATTTCTCCATATCCTTATAATTCAATATCCCATTAAAATCAATCCTCAAATCATCTAATAAGAACTTAATCATCTTGCCGTTAGCCTTTGACTTTGAGTATTTATCAGGGATTATAAACTTTAACTTGCTAAATTCTTCTGGATAGTATTTTTTGAATCGCCTTAATTTAGTT